AACGCGAACTTAGCATGTATAAAAACCATCTCGCCATGATATATGACCGCATGGCTTTTTTAGAGATGGACAGGAAGGTGACAGAAGAAATCATCGAGATGATTGAGAACGACAGTATAGTCGTTATTGATGATTCAGTACCATTGGTCGGCGTTCATGACGACGACTATCCAGACTTTGATGGCGATGATTCTGCATAACCCATAGAGGGTATGTAACAATTTCGCACAAAGTGTTACTGAACTACACGTTCGGTATATATAGTATCGACATGCCAAATAGTTGGGTGTCGAATCATAACTTGCTTAAATTTAAGGAGTCAAAACATGACATTAACAGCAAAACAACTGTTCCCACGTTCAGCATTCGTCGGATTCGATAGTATGATCGACGAATTGGATAGGGTCGCTAGACACTCGGGTGATACGTTCCCCCCGCATAATATTTTAAAGACGGGAGAGGATCAATACCTAATCGAGTTAGCAGTCGCAGGTTTCTCTGAAGACGAGCTCGAGATCGAAGTAAAGAACCGTACACTTACCATTCGAGGGTCTGTCAACGACACGAGAGAGTATATCCATAAAGGCATTTCGACGAAGAGATTTGAACGTCAGTTCCGTCTGTCGGAGTATGTTGAAGTAATGGGAGCTGATTTCAGGAACGGATTACTAGCCATTTCACTGGAAGTAATAATCCCTGAAAGTCAGAAGCCTCGTAAAATAACGATCAATCGATTATACGAGGAGAGCAATAATGGAGAAGAGCAGCCGTCCCAACTCTAAACTAGAGGAAATGGGTTGGGTGGTCGCATCGCTATCAAGTGTGTTTGTGATAGCGTTCTGTGTCCAACAACTGGTCTAAATAAAGAGGGGACGCAAGTCCCCTTTTTCATTGGTGTTGAAATGAATCTAATCTATCAGTACTGGGACGGAGATCTTACTCCCGAAGTTTCTGCAGGGGTTGATGCAATGGCTGCATACGCCCGACGCATTGGTGTAGAATACAGATTCGAACAGAACACCCACTTCCTTGCACAACACTACAACTATTCTACCGAAGGGTTTGACCAATACTTTGGTGCACTCAAGCCTTTACTCGATCCTCAGTTTGATGACTATGGTGTCATCATGTTCGCTGATGTTGACATCTTCCCTGTGACCAGTGACAATATATTCGACACATTTACAGGTGAAGTCGGTATGGTACCCGAACCATTCCTAGATGCAATGCAACCTATTACTCGCGAACGATTCGAACATTGGAAAAGTCATCACCAATACGTACGTGAGAATCTGAACACGGGCGTCTGTCTGTACTCGCAACCACTGAGGCGCAAGGCGCGAGGTTGGTTCAACCTTCCTGAATACATTAACCATATGGTTAAGATCAAGGCCAACGAGTTTTTCTTCAACGACCAACCGTTTCTGCAACAACTGTTCTACGGTAACGATGCAGACATACAACTGTTGGATCAAGATTGGAACTCACACGTATTCGATGAGTACTGGAAACAATACGGTGCGTGGCGGTCTAAGAGACATGATTTAAGAACATCTACCACTAAGTTTATACACTGTCGCCTCGAAGGTGACAAACTAAGAGAGTTTATCAATGAACTATGATATCAATAGATTCGATGAACTTGGTTATGTGATAGTGAAAGATTTTATGGGTGTTGAAGAACACATGGAACTTCACATGGAGCAACTGCGTCTCACGGAAGTAGGGATGTTGAGAACGGACAATGGTGATGGCTGGGTAATGAACGAACCGCACAACCCATGTAAGTTGGATGGTGCGATGTTGCGTTCCCCTGTGTTTCGTCGTCTAGGTCGTCACCGCAACCTAGTACCTATCGCAAAGACGTTATTAAAACAAAACAACCTAGACACGTATATCTCAAAGTTTTTTCCGATGATGCCACGCAACGGATTCTCTGTGGACTGGCACCAAGACAATCATTACATTCAGGCTGACGCGAATCGTCTGGTGAGTTGCGACGTGTTTATACATGGTGCAACCAAGGAGAAGGGGTGTCTACGTTTGATCCCCGGCTCTCACCATGAACTGCGCAGACACACGAAGAATGCAGGAGTGTTCAACTGGTTGTATGTGGGAGAGAGTTCCGACATCGTCGATATCGAGATCGATGAGTTGTTCGCGATTTTCTTTCACCCTAACCTAGTGCACGGTTGTTATAAAAACACCAGTCTGTCCTATAGACCGAGCGTAGCGTGGGAATATATAGAGACAGGGTATATTCCACCAACGCACAACGGACACCAATCTCAAGACCGAATCCAAGTATGAAGATAAAACAAATCGTAATGAAGGGTGATCCCCGATCCGAAGAGTATGCGGAGATCTCCCGTGCGTCGTTTGCGCAGGCAATCAAAGACGGATACATTGAGTCGATCGAGACGTTCGATGCGATCACACCAGACAGTCCAGACTTCGAAGAACACTGCGCGAAGTACAACTGGGCACCTAGTCTCATGCAGTTGGATCTTGAGTCCGGTAAAAACAAAGATGATCATTCACCGACAGAGAAGGCTGGGATGTGTTCTCACTGGGAGTTGATGCGTCAACAAGGTGAACAGGATGATATGTTCTGGATCATCGAACACGATACGTTCCTACTACCTGAACGTTATGGTGTCTTCAAGGCACTTGCTTCGATGGCACCTAATATGTTATACTCCAACATTGGATTGTTCATGGGGATGTATTCTATGGACAGACGGGCCGCACACTGGATGTACCACATACTGACCAACAGGGACTTCCCTATCAACTGTGGTCCATACTGTACACTGCAACGTCTGTTTCGCACATTCACCACGGACTACCTTGAAGAGAATGATTACTTTGGTATGCATAACACTGCGATTCATCCGTGGCACAACTGCGACACACTAACCATCTGTCGCAACATTGGATTACCGTTCAACGGAATTGACCAGTTGAAGAGGGGTATCCCGACACCGACGACTCAGGTGATTTCAAAACGTCTGTGCGTTACTCAGGATCATCACGGGTATAATGATATCCATATCGAACAGCCATGGACCCGTCACAAATTTTTTCACGTGATTGACTAAAAAACATTTGACAACCTTATCTCAGTGCTATATAATGTGCACTGTAACTAGTAAAGGTATCAAATGTACAAACCATATACACTACAAGATGTCTATGACGCTGCGGCACAGAAAAAGTTCAGCGTCATCTCTACGTTTGCGGGCGGGGGTGGCTCATCTACTGGGTACCGTCTTGCGGGTGGTGACATTCTCGCGATCAACGAGTTTGTTGAAGAGGCACGAAACACCTATCGTGACAACTATCCTACTACTCCTATCGTTCCGGATGATATCAAACAACTTACGGGACAATCCTTTCTCGACCTTACAGGTCTGCAGAAGGGTGAGTTGGATATCCTAGATGGGTCACCCCCTTGTTCCGCATTCTCTGTTGCTGGTAAACTGTCTCACTCCAAGGGCGGTAACCACTCTGACGGGTGGGGACAGACCAAGACTTACTCTGACGGTATGGTCGTCGAGAACATCGAAGATTTATTCTTTGAGTTCTTGCGTGTCGCCAATGAGATCCAGCCTAAGGTCATCATCGCAGAGAATGTAAAGGGTCTCACTATCGGTGAGGCGAAAGAGTATTACAACCGCATCCTGAACGAGTTCGAAAACATTGGGTATGAGGTTGTGTCTGAGGTTATGGACGCACGTTACTATGGTGTGTCACAGACGCGAAGTCGCGTTATCTTCATCGCAGTGCGCAATGATGTTGCAGAAGAAGTGGGTCTTAATTTCCTAACGATGAACCATTTATTCCCAACTCCATCGCGTAATGTCATCCCGCTCAAGGACGCTCTAGTCGATTTAGAGTACGACCAAGAAGAGGTAGACTATCTACGCGAGAAGTTCGAACGCACCGCGTACTGGCGCGACACGGGGTCTAAGATGGAGGCTTACCCTAGTAAGGTATTGACGGGTATGGACTATCACCCGAAGGGTCACCACTTCAATCTCAAACGCGTATCACTTGAAGTACCCGCACCAACACTGACTGCTATGGGTAATGGTGATACGACTGCGGGTGCATTCCATTGGGCTGAACCAAGGAAGTTGACACTCGGCGAATTAAAGCGTATAATGTCCCTACCAGATGATTTCAAACTTACGGGTAAGTGGAATCAGAAGGCAGAACGAATCGGACGGATGGTACCGCCATTGATGATGAAGTCAATCGCGGAGTCTGTTTATGATAACGTATTGAGGGTATACAATGAAAGATCGTGAGGCGTATGTGAGCAGAGAACCAGACTTTTCCTTCGCACACCGTGACGAAGGATTTGACAATCATATTGATCAATCAATTCGCGGGTACGGTAATCTTCACGCGGACGTGATCTCAATGTCACAGTACTTTGTCGAAGACGACAAACAGGTTGTGGACATCGGTTGTTCTACGGGTAAGACCATCTACGAGATGATGAAACAGAATAACAGTTTCGCGCCCAATGCAATGTACACGGGTGTCGAGTATGCGTCTGGCTTCAAAGATGACATGGATGCACGAACCGAACAGATTGTAGACGAAGAACTAGGTATCGCACGGTTTATGAATATGGACGTGCGCGACTACACCTTCGACAACTGCACACTGATCACGTCGTTGTTCACGTTGCAGTTCATGCCACCGCACTGTCGTCGAGATGTTTTGAAAAAGATCTACGCAGGTTTGGATTGGGGCGGTGCGTTCATCTTCGCAGAGAAGACTGTGAGTGAGTGTGCACGGATTCAAGAGATCATGACGTTCCGGTTCTATGACCACAAACGTCAACACTTCACAGGTGACGACATACTATCGAAAGAAGTTGAACTGCGTCATATGTTGAAACCAAACACGTGGAGAGAAATACATAGCCTATTGATGACTGCAGGGTTTGACGCCAAGAAGATTCAACCGTTCTGGCAGAACCATTTATTCGTTGGGGCGATTGCAATCAAATGATGTTACATATCACCAACAATCCTAACCCTAGAGACTTTCAGGGTTCTGCGAATGATACTAACCTAGATATCTTCGCGGCGTACTCCATCCAGAATCCGTTTCTGAAAGAGTACCAGAGACACCTAGATGATGTCATGGGTTGGTTTACTGTCGGTGATCTCAAGATGCTCGATTGGGTCAGTCAGAGAGAGATCAATACCGAAGGTGGTATACTGGAGCTGGGTGTGCATCTAGGTAAGATGTTCATCCCGCTCAACATGACTGTCAACGAAGGTACGTCTTACGCAGTCGATATCTTCGGGAAGTTGCAGGATTACAACGTGAGTCACTCTGGTGGCGACTGTCTTAATCAGGCAATGGGATTTAGAAATAACGTCGAGAAGTATGACAAGCGTTGGAGTGGATTCAACGTGCAGATCATAAACGAAGACACGATGATGTTGGACCCGTCACACTTTGAGGGTAACAAGTTCAAGATCATCTCCATCGACGCAGGTCACCATCGACCACACGTACTAAACGATCTGTATCTTGCAGAGAAGTTAGTAACGCGGGACGGTGTGGTTATCGTCGATGATTGGTTCTGTAACGGATGGCCTGGGGTCACCGAAGGGACCATAGAGTACTTGTCTCGTGGCGAGGGACTTGTACCGTTTGCATCTTATCAAAACAAGTTGTATCTGTGTAGATACGGTGCGCACTATAAGTGGATGTATGAAATGAAGCATTTCAAGTACAAGCGTCTACCTATAACACTATGTGGTACAGAAATGTATGACATTTGCCAAGAAAGCCATTGACAAGTCACGCTGACTTTGATACTATATACAACTGTGGAGATACATCTGTCTACGGACGCCCGTATTCCACGTAACTGAACATTTTGTTTAACTACAGGAGACTATCATGTCTAACAATACTAATGCCCCATTAGGCATCACCCCAGCCCTTCTTGTAACCATCGAGAAGAACTTTCCAACCTCACACTGGGCGGAGAAGTATCCGCACCTCCAGTACTTGGGGATGGAACTCAAATCAACCAAGGACTTCGGCAAGGACGATAACCTTGGTGTACGTGCCAAGGGCACTCCTGAGGCAGAGGCCTTAGGTATCGACTTGGAAGCCAAGGGTTTCCTACCAGACTACGAACCACCTATGTGGAACGACACGAGGGATGAACCCTTCGATGGCCGTACACGTGCACGAAGGTGTTCGGTCTTAGGTGCGGAAGTTATTCCGTGTGCAGTTTTTGCGGAGAAGTCTACGACTACTCCGATTTGTCAGAACCTTGGCATCAAGGTTCGTGCAAACAACCACCCATATGCGGGCACCATGAAGTGGGACGACTTCGTCACCGCTGGTGTTGCGGCAGTGAACTCCGGAGAGATTGAACTCTCTCCTGAGGCTGTCCGTGGTTTCTTTGAAGACTTCTGTGACATCTACTCCTTCTATAGTGAAGGTGGTCACTGGGTCACGCGCATCATTAAGGAAGTTATCACACGATGCACCGAAGGTGATGACATCGTGCGTAACAAGGTGCGCGAAGACTGGATCGAGTGGTTGCGGGATAAGGGACACGATCTAACAGACGTGTCTGTCCTGACCGCAAGCGGTTCAAACGCAGCAGAACGTTTCTTCTGCCGTCACGTCCTAACGTCTACCAAAGGGTCTCCAGCAAAGGTGATCTTGTTCTCTGGTAGCGGTGTTGAGTCTCGCGTAAGACAAGACTTGATCGACTTCATTGACGAAGTGAAGCGCAACTGTCGCTACATGGATGCAAACGTCGAGTCACACATTGACAACGATTTCATCAAGCTCAAGGGTAAGATTGATTACTCTTCGCGTTTTGAGATCATTGGTGTTATCCCTCAGTTGTCATGTCATAAGGATGATTACGAACTGGGACAGTTGGTCTCAATCGACGAGTTCGTCGGTCCTTTTTAAGCTATTACGGGGGGTTGACAACAACCCCCTTTTCATTTATAATGGTGCCCATGACTGAATTTTATACATCCGTGCTTCGTAGAGGCAACCAAATCTACTATCGGGGTGTTCGCAACGGCGAACGCGTTAAGAAAAAAATTCCTTTCCAACCACATCTTTATGTGACGGGTGACAGTGCGAGTGAGTGGAAAACACTTGAGGGTCAGTCCGTCATCGAAATGCAGTTTGACGACATGTCGGCTGCGACTGAATATATCCAAACGTATCGTGATGTCGCAAACGTCGATGTCTACGGTAACAACAACTACGTTGCGCAGTTCATTACTCGCAAGTTTCCAAAACGTATTGACTTCGACCGTTCGTTGGTGCACGTCTGCAACATCGATATCGAGGTCGCATCTGACCAAGGGTTTCCGGAACCCGCAGAGGCTGCACATCCGGTAATCTCTATCGCACTCCGTGCGAACGACGGCACCTACTGGGTGTGGGGTATGGGTGACTACACTCCCGCCGACGGTGTTCTCTTCATCAAGTGCAGTGATGAGTTTGACCTACTGACCAAGTTCCTGAACTACTGGAGTACACACACTCCGGACATCATCACCGGATGGAACACGCAGTTCTTTGATATTCCGTATCTGGTCAACCGTATGCGCAGAATCACGGGTGATGAGAAGATGTCGAACCGCATGTCTCCGTGGGGAATCATTCGCGAACGTAACGTCATGATCAACGGTAAGGCGAATCAGGCCTATGTCCTTGAGGGTATCGAACAACTCGACTACCTTGACGTTTACAAGAAGTTCACCTACACGCAACAGGAATCGTATCGTCTTGACCACATCGCGTTTGTCGAACTGGGTGAACGCAAACTCTCGTACGAAGAACACGGAAACTTGTTCACTCTGTACAAGGAAGATTACCAGAAGTTTATCGACTACAACCTGAAAGACGTTGAGTTGGTGCACCGTCTCGATGAGAAGATGGACCTCATCTCTCTGGTATTGACCATGGCCTACAAGGCGGGTGTGAACTACACCGATACTCTGGGGACCACCAACATCTGGGACTCGATCATCTATCGCATGTTGAACGAGAAACACATCGTTGTGCCACCCAAGGTGGAGAAGACCAAGACACCATATCCAGGCGGTTATGTGAAAGAACCACAGGTGGGGTCGCACGATTGGGTCTGTTCGTTTGACCTGAACTCACTGTATCCTAACATCATTGTGCAGTACAACATGTCGCCCGAGACGGTGATGGATGGTCTCGTTCCCGACATCTCTGTCGATAGTTTCCTTGACGGTACCACTCAAGTGACCGAAGACGGTTACTCTCTCGCACCTACGGGTGTGCGGTTCTCGCATGAACGCAAGGGTGTCGTTCCCGCAATCATTGAACAGTATTACGCAGAACGTCGGATCATCAAGGACCAGATGCTCGCGGCTGAACAAGAGATGCAGAAGAACCCGTCGAAACAACTGGAGTATCGCATCACTGCACTCAACAACCAACAGATGGCGATCAAGATCTTGATGAACTCACTCTATGGTGCGTTGGGTAACAAGTACTTCCGTTACTTCGATCAACGCGTTGCAGAGTCAATCACACTTGCGGGTCAGTTGTCGATCAAGTGGGCAGAACGTGCAGTGAACACTGAGATGCAAGGTATACTCCAAACCGATGAGGACTACGTCGTCGCAATCGATACCGACTCTGTTTACATTCGCATGGGTGGTCTCATCGATAAGTTCCAACCCAAGAACCCTGTCGGGTTCCTAGACAAGATCTGCTCCACGCATTTCGAGAAACAACTGCGCAAGGCATATGATAAGATGGCGGAGGCCACTGGTGCATATGTCAATCGCATGGAGATGGGTCGTGAGGTTATTGCAGACCGTGGTATCTGGATGGCGAAGAAACGATACATCCTCAACGTCCACAACAACGAGGGCGTGGCGTACGCGACTCCGAAACTGAAAATGATGGGCATCGAGGCGATCAAGTCTTCCACGCCTTCGGTCGTCCGCGACAAGATGAAAGAGATCTTCCGCGTTATCATTGAGGGGACGGAGTCGGATACGCAAAACTTTATTCGTGACTTTAAGAATGGGTTTAGGACTCTTCCACCCGAGGACGTATCGTTCCCTCGTGGTGTCAGTGATCTCACTAAGTGGGTTGACCGCGACACCGTGTACAAGAAGGGTACACCCATCCATGTCCGTGGTGCGTTGTGTTTCAATAACGCAATCGCGCAGGCTGGTTTGCAGAACAAGATCGAACTGGTGAAGACCGGAGAGAAGATCAAGTTCGTTTACTTGAAGGTCCCGAATCGTTTGGGTGAGAACGTGGTGTCGTTTCCGTTGAATCTTCCGAAGGAACTGGGTCTGCACACGCACATCGATTACGACACGATGTTCGAGAAAACATTCCTTGACCCACTCGAACCGATCCTAGACGCGGTAGGATGGTCGGCAGAACCGACTGCGTCACTAGAAGATTTCTTTGTTTGACTCGTACACTAAGTGTATGATATAATACAGCACATGTATGAATTAACTATATTCAAAAACCAGTACGACAACAAGACGCACCGCCGCGTATCATTTGATTCGTGGACTAAGTTCGTGCGTACACTTAATGGTCTGTACAATCAGAGAGGGCAAAAAGGTGGTCGCGATAGTTCTGTTCTTATTACTCCTGCTGTGTTTGCTGACGGAGAAACACGCTCTAATCGAGCGGTTACTCATTGGGCTGGCTGGGCTGCCGTTGATGTTGATGATCATACTTATCCTAACGGGTCTGTGGGAGACCTAGAGACTGCACTCCGTGAAGACTTCGGTCAGTATGAGTACGTGGTCTATAACACTGCGAGTTCTCGCGAGGACATGCCTAAGTTCCGTATTGTCTTCAGACTTGATGACGTTGTAGAACAGGACAACATCAAGGCGTTCTGGTATGCACTCAACACTGAGTTGGGTGACATCGGTGATGCGCAGACCAAGGACATGGCCCGCATGTATTACGTCCCTGCGCAGTATCCGGACGCATTCAGTTTCTTTCTGACCAACAGTGGTAAACCGATCAACGTCTCTGAGTTGATGGCGAAACACCCATACCACGAGAAGACAGGTAATAGTTTCCTAGATAGACTACCACCACAGTTGGCGTCTGCGGTAATTGAACATCGTAAGAATCAACTAAATAACACCGACTATAGATGGACCTCGTATCGTGATTGTCCTTTCTGGCCTAAGATGTTGGGTGCGAAATATCAAACGATCACGGGTGAGGGGTGGTACTTTCAGATGTACCGCATCATGGTCGCCATCGCGGGTAATGCGTATGCGAAAGGATACCCACTGTCTGCGAAAGAGATTGAAGAACTTTGTAGGGAGTTCGACCGTGACAACGGTAACTGGTACGAGAATCGTCCCATGTTGACCGAGGCGGATCGGGCCCTAGAATATATCTACAGAAATGGATGAATGAAATGAAAATCTTAGTAACTGGTGCGGCTGGTTTTATCGGGTCGCAGTTATCAAAAAGACTCATGGATGATGGTCACGTTGTCAAAGGTATTGACAACTTCAACAGTCACCTCTACGAACCACAACTCAAGCGTGATCGCATGGTCCACTTCGGACTGGACATCTGGGGTTGTGACCTGAAAGATCCAATCAAGACTGAGGCACTACTGCGCGACTTCGATCCTGAAGTCATCATTCACCTTGCGGCTCTCGCGGGTGTGCGCGACTCACTAGGTAAAGAGAAACAGTATCACGCGAACAATATTGATGCAACTCAGAACATGATTGACATCTGTAAGGCCCATATACCTGACGTACGTATCATCTATGCCTCAACGTCGTGTGTCTATGCAGGGTCACAGACTCCGTGGACTGAGGGTGAAGAGACGGGTAAACAGTTAAACGCATACGGATACACCAAGTGGGCAAACGAGTGTCAGTTCCAATCGTCGGGACTTAACACAGTCGGTCTGCGATTCTTCACGGTCTATGGACCTTGGGGTCGTCCGGACATGGCGTTGTTCGATTTTACGAAAAATATCCTTGCAGGAAACGAGATTACTGTGTATAATTACGGGGATATGAAACGCGACTTTACGTACGTGGACGATATCATTGATGGTATCGAATGCGTACTCAGACACGACGATATCGAGTCTGGAGAGATCTTTAATATCGGTAGGGGTGAACAAGTCAACTTGATGGACTTCATCGCTGAGATTGAAAAGAACACGGGTAAAGAGGCCATCAAAAACTTGGCACCTAAACATCCGGCAGACACCAAGGAGACTTGGTCTAACACTGCGAAACTTGAACAGTATGGATACGCACCCAAGGTAAGTATTGGGGAAGGTGTCCGTCGTTTTTATGAATGGTACAAAACTTATAATGAGGTAGACTAATGTCTAACGACTTACCACTCAGCCCATCGAATCCATTTCGATTGGCGATCGTGGGTCATGGGTTTGTTGGTCAGGCGGTCGAGTATGCGTTTACGCATCCGTTCGTTGACTTCAAACTAATCGATCCTAAGTACAACACTTCAGTGGATGACTTGAAAGAGTATGATCCACACTGTGCATTTATCTGTGCACCAACACCATCTCTCGATGACGGTAACGTGGATTCTTCGATTGTCGAAGAGTCAGTGTTGAAGTGTTTGAAACAAACCAATGCACTGGTTGCAGTAAAATCAACCATCACTCCGGACGTGATCACACGTCTTTATAATACGATGGGTCGTCGCGAGATTGACCGTTTCGTATACAACCCTGAGTTCCTGACTGAGAAGAACGCGAAGGCTGACTTCGTGACTGCGAAGTATCACGTGATCGGTGGATCACCACAGGCGACACAGGAACTCGTAGAGATCTACGACATCTTTTCCGGTTGCGAGTCTAACGACTACCATCGCATGACTGCGTTCGAGGCGTCGTTCGTCAAGTACACTATCAACTCATACCTTGCAACTAAGGTGACCTTCTTCAACCAGTTGTATGATCTGGTGAACGCGTATGGGTGTTCGTACAACATCGTTACTCGTGCAGCGGGTCTGGACGAACGCGTCGGTATGGGTCACACTCGTGTCCCTGGCTTTGACGGTAAACGTGGATTCGGTGGCGCATGTCTACCAAAAGATACGAAGGCATTCCTTGGGTTCTCTACTGTAGAGAACGACGACGGTACTCAAGTTTCTTTCGACTTACTCGAAAAAGTTCTTGACATCAACAGCCGTTATCGTGTACAGTATGAGCTTGATGAACGTGAAAAAGTCAACAACATTACTTTCGTAGATTTCGGAGACAAACATGTCGATAATGGACAAATTGAAGAAGAACAGCAAGATCAAGGAGACGGAGACGCTCTCCCAGAGTAAGTTCTTCACAGAGAAAGATATGGTACCGACCGACGTTCCAATGGTGAACGTCGCTTTGTCCGGTTCCGTAAATGGTGGTGTGACGCCTGGGCTGACAGTCCTTGCGGGCCCATCGAAACACTTCAAGACATCATTCGCATTACTTATGGCAGGTGCGTATCTAAACGCCAAACCAGATGCGGTGATGTTGTTTTATGATTCGGAGTTCGGTTCTCCGCAGTCATACTTTGAGCAGTTCGGGATAGATACTGACCGCGTACTGCACACACCGATTGCAAACGTCGAGGAACTCAAGTTCGACTTGGTCAACCAGTTAGAAGAACTAGACCGTGAGGATGACGTGGTTATTGTCATCGACTCGATTGGTAACCTTGCGTCCAAGAAAGAACTAGAAGACGCACTGAATGAGAAAGGTGTCGCAGACATGTCTCGTGCGAAATCTCTTAAAGGTCTGTTCCGTATGGTCACTCCATACTTGACCATGAAAGATATTCCTTTACTTGCAATCAACCACACTTACAAAGAGATCGGCTTGTTCCCGAAAGATGTTGTTGGTGGCGGTACGGGTATTTACTACTCGGCCGACAACATCTGGATCATCGGTCGTCAACAAGAGAAACAAGGTACTGAGGTTGTTGGATACAACTTCGTAATCAATGTAGAGAAATCCCGTTATGTCAAAGAGAAGTCGAAGATTCCTATCGGAGTTTCGTGGGAAGGGGGTGTTCAAAAGTATAGTGGTCTTCTCGACATCGCTCTTGCTGGTGGTTATGTTGTTAAGCCTTCTAACGGTTGGTATCAAAAAGTTGACACAACTACAGGCGAAGTCATTGGGAATAAAGTACGAACAAAGGACACCCTGAGCGGAGAGTTCTGGGAACCAGTGTTTGAGTCAACAGACTTTGCAGAATTCCTTGAAAAGACCTACAAGATAGGTTATAATAGCAACATCAATGCAGAGACCATTGTTGAGGAGGCAGTGTGAGTGAACTTGATTTAGATAAACCAAACGAGGCTATCGACTACCAGTTGATACCCGAAATCGTAGATGATGAACAACTATGGAAGGTCCGTCTACTACGTGCGCCGTTTGACCAAACAACGATACGTTTTAAGAACGTACAGATAGACAGTGAGAATGAACGTCTCACTTTTAACTTCACCATTGTAGAAGGTGATGACTTTACTGAGGACAATGCAGAACTTCAAGAGTTTGCTGCCGCAGTATTATCAGACATCATCAACACTGCAGTAAAAGAAGGTTGGTTAGGAACACGAGAGACAGATGACGGAAATAAATCTACAACAGACGATTCTTCGGAATCTACTGACTAACGATTCATATACACGGAAGGTTGCGGCCTTCCTATCCCCTGAATATTTCGAAGGTGTATACAAGGGACTCTTCAAAGAGTTCACGTCGTTTATTGCGAAATACAATAAACTACCTAGTATGGAATCCTTCAAGATCGAGGTGGATGAGGCTGATCGTTTACCGGAAGAACAGTATCGCATGGCGATGGACATTCTTCCGGACATCTTCACATACTCTGAAGAAAACCTTGATTGGTTGGTAGAACGTACTGAGAAGTGGTGTCAAGACCGTGCGGTATTCAATGCGGTCATGGAGTCGATTCAGATCATCGACGGTAAACACCAGACCTTGAGTAAGAATGCGATCCCTGACGTGTTGTCTAAGGCGCTGTCCGTATCGTTTGATACTAACATCGGTCACGACTACATCGACAATGCGGATCAACGATTCGACTTCTATCATCTCGATGAGGAACGTCTAGCGTTCGATCTGGACTACTTTAACAAGATCACCAAGGGTGGACTACCTAACAAGACTCTGAACATCGCTCTGGCAGGTACAGGGGTTGGTAAGTCATTGTTCATGTGTCATCAGGCTGCGTCTGCTCTGAGTATGGGTAAGAACGTTCTGTACATCACTATGGAGATGTCCGAAGAACGGATCGCAGAACGTATCGACGCAAACCTACTGAACGTACCGATTGATCAGTTGGAGTTGTTATCAAAAGATATGTTCACGCAGAAGGTGCACAACGTCGCGCACAAGACCGATGGTAAACTGATCATCAAAGAGTACCCGACGGGTAGTGCACACGCGAATCACTTCCGTGCGTTACTGAACGAATTGAAACTGAAGAAAAACTTTATTCCGGATATCATCTTTGTTGATTATCTGAATATCTGCGCGAGTGCGCGTATGAAGGGGATGGGTGGTGCTATTAACTCGTATACATATGTCAAGTCTATTGCTGAGGAGTTACGTGGTCTCGCCGTGGAATTCGACGTGCCGATCGTGTCTGCAACACAGACGACGCGTTCTGGTTACTCTAATGACGATGTGGGGCTGGAAGATACGTCCGAATCTTTTGGACTACCCGCAACCGCCGACTTCATGTTCGCACTCATTACCAATGATGAACTCAAGGCTGCTGGACAAATACTTGTCAAACAGTTGAAGAATAGATATAACGATCCAGGCCTCCACCAAAGGTTCGTGATCGGTGTAGATAGATCCAAGATGCGTTTGTATGATGTTGACCAAAACGACTCGCCCCTAAATAAAGATGAAGATAATGGTGCAGCGTTTGATAATTCTGCTACAGGTCAAAGACTGTCGCAGGAAAGGTTTTCAGATTTCAAACTATAAGGAGATCCATTATGGATCCATACCTACACACGTTTATTGCAATCATTATGCTTGCCTTCACATACTACTTTGGTATGTTTAAGGGCATGACGCGAGGTATACAAAACACATTAACACATCTGTTGAAGTACGGTGTACTCACCGAGGCAGATATTGAAGAGGCTAACCGAAGACATGAGAGAGACCGTTAACGTCTAATTTCATGTAATCTAATCATGAGTGAAGTAACTATTCGTAATGCAGAACTCTTAGAGATCCTTGAGGGGTTCTCGCAAGAGATGCTGTCTAAACCGTCGTATAACGACGAAAAGTATTGGACCTTCCACGAGTGGCAGGATATAGGTAAGGGCGAGTACTATTGTTCTCGTGACTACCTAGATGACTGTCTATCTCGTGAGGGTTTAATTGGCCCGCCTGATCGGTATTTCGCACAACCGATTTCGAAAATGGTGCGAGAAGATAAGGAAATGTGGGAAGGGTTTATGCAGAGAGTGAAGTACGACTTCGCTGCAGAACTAGGTGCACACACATCTGCATTACTCTCCTACTATCCGCCTGGGGGCTTCGTTGGGTGGCATACCAACTACGACGCGAACGCCTACCAAGTCTTATTCACGTGGTCGGAGACCGGAGACGGTTACTTCCGATACTACGACAAACAAAAGGATGAGATTGTTACCATTCAGGATGTCCCTGGCTGGCAATGTCGTCACTTCTACTTCGGTGCAGAACAAGAAGAGGATCTGCACTGTTGGCACTCCGCATACGCAGGATGTCAACGAATCACACTTGCATACAAGTTCGTAAACAATGGAAGCATAAATAATCCGGAAGACGCAATGGCGCGTACTCTACGCGATAGTTTGATCGAAGATATAGAGACTCCATAATGTTACTAACCGCTGGATGCAGTTTCGTCTGGGGAGACGAACTAGAAGGTTTTGATAAGAACCCCCCAACTCACCAAAAACTTACTTGGACCCACCTACTCGCAGAGCGTTTAGGTATGGACTACATCAACATGGGTATCTGTGGGTCTTGTAACGACCGTATCTTTCGTCACGTTACGGATTACCTACACAACCCTGAGAACGAGAAACCTTCTCTCGTTATTGTGATATGGTCTGCGTGGCAACGTAAGGAACTGGTAGAACACATGGCACCTAATCGCGAGTGGGCCATGGGTGTCAATCGACCAGAGAACGCAACACAGTATTCTCCGGTGCGCACTAAGGTTCTTGCGAGTCGTCGCACACGCGAGATACTTGATGAGTATTACACGACTACGTACGACAGTCGCACCGACATCATGCACGGTCTCACTCAGATGAAGGCTGTAGAGTTGATGTGTGACGCATTAGGTATCCCTGTTATTCAGGGTGTGTTTCATAGTCGTTGCTGGGCGAACGTACTCTCTGTACTTAAAGGTAAAGGCGCACACGATGACGGTGAGGCGGTAGAACATAAGTTCCTTGGTGAGACACCTGAGTACGCACGATGGGTTAAGGACGCACTAGGGTCACTCAGATCTACTAGTCGTTTGGGACTAGGTCGCGGTCCATCACTATATCAAATCGGTAAAAAAATAGATGATATCAAGGAGTTCGGGCACCCAGGCGAACGCACACAGGAGCTTTGGGCCGAACTAATGGAAAATACCTATAAAGATATGATATCCTGAATATTTTATTTGTATAAATAATCTTATCGAACACGGAGTATGTATGTTAACCTTTAAGTCATTTTTGAATGAAGGGGTCAATGACCCTGCCATCTTCAAGGCAATCTTCCTTGCGGGTGGGCCAGGATCTGGTAAGTCCTTCATCGTCGGTAAGACCGGACTGACTTCTATGGGTTACAAGGTTGTTAACTCCGACGATGCGTTCGAATCTGCCATGAAGAAGGTTGGTATGGAGATGACTCCGGACAACATTTTCTCACCGAAGGGTCAAGAACTTCGTGGTAAGGCAAAGAAACTAACTGGCAAGAAAGAAGAGCGTTACCTGAAGGGACGCCTTGGTCTTGTCGTAGACGGTACTGGTAAAGATCCAGACAAAATCGCAGCACAGGCACAGAAGGTTAAAGATCTAGGTTACGATGTCGCAATGATATTCGTCAACACAGACCTAGACACTGCATTACAACGTAACCGTATGCGTGCCCGTTCACTCCCTGACAAAGAAGTCGAATCGTATTGGAAGGCGGTACAGGCCAATACGGGTAAGTTCCAGCAGATGTTTGGAAAACAAAACTTCTTGGTGGTGGACAACTCCGAAGGTAAAGATTATAATCAAGAAACCCTACGCGCATATCGCGATGCAAAGAAATTCACTAACGGTCCACACTCTGCGAAGGCAAAGCGTTGGATTGAGGTGGAGAAGCAGGCAATCAAGAGGGTGAAGGGCTAGTAAGGTTTAGTGACCTATAGTGATGAGTTTGTCATACAGAGGCGACTAAATTAGATTATTAATATTATAGACAAAGTGACATTCGTTATGTCTATTCCAAGAGGGACCTTCGGGTCCCTTTTTTTTGGCAAAAGCCCTTGACAAACCGCTAAACACCTAGTATACTCTCTTTGTCAAGTGAGAGAGGTACATTATGAATAATCCATTGTTAGAACTCCTAGAGATGAAAGTCAAGTCGCATGACTGGTACTACCAGTACTCTGACGATCATCGTATGTGGGTAAGAGGTAAAGATCAACGACACGTCATAGACAATATGATGAAAGATCTTTTTGCGGCGGGTCTCGAAGCAGAGGCTATCGAAGTCTATAACGCAAACTGTCCCGAAGACTACAGGATCAAGTCATGAGACACGTTCTGTTTGCATTCCTTTCCATAGGTATCCTTATCCTAGCGTTTCACCAGCGGATAGAGAACGGTGCAGCGGACACTCTGGTTATGGCTGGAGTCCTCCCTGCGATGTTGTATTTGATGTTGAATGGTAGTCACGTGGTGATGGGATTTTCCTATATAAAGCATAGGAAGTATACTCGTATAAGAGGTAAGGAGTAAAAATGTTTGAGCCAGGAGATAACGTCGTCTTGATTGACGACACACGAGAGATCGTGGACTTCGGTTCGGTCATTTCCATCAACGATGACGTTGTCGTCATTCGTTCTGAAGATAATAATGAGTACGTGGGTTACGGACTTGACACGGTCGATGTTTTGCGTTACCGACTAGTAGAAGAGGAAGAGGTACAACTGTTACCCGCCCCTGACCCAGCGGACCACATTTGTTCAGTCTTAGATATATATAATAAGTATAACAAATATACTTGTCATTAATATCTAACGGGAATCTAACGTGCAGTACTTCTTAGTATTCTGTATAATTGCCACTGCCATTCTGTTCTATATTGAACGTCGCGTTAACGTTAGATTCTTCAACTCACATGTAGACCATATCACTGCGTACGATAGAAAGTACATCGAAGGACATGAGAACCATATGTCCGGAACTTTGGTGAATGGTGATTTGATATTCGCAGGCATAAACTCACATGGTGACCCGACGTACATGAAGGGTCGCGCAAAGTTGTTTGGCCGCGTGTTTGTACTCTGGGGATATTTCCACGGGTACAAGAAATACCCTAACGGTCGGTTCATTGCAGCCATGGCATGGAAGGGTGATAAAAAGATAACGATGGTGGCACCTTCATCATTGAAGGAGTTACTTTTGGTGTCGGTTGATTATGAGGAAATATGATGAAATATTTGATGGTCGCGGTTCTTATAGTGATCTTTGGTGTCGCATACAGTCAGGCCCAAGATAACGAAGAGAACCACGAGTTGACGTGCCTTGCGCTCAACATCTACCACGAGGCAAGGTCAGAAAGTCTTGCAGGTCAATACGCAGTTGCGGACGTAGTACTCAATCGAGTCGAGTCCACTATCTACCCCAACACCATTTGCGGTGTTGTCTATCAAGGTAAAATGTGGGAAGGTCACCCCGTACGGGACAAGTGTCAGTTCAGTTGGTTCTGTGACGGTAAGTCAGACCAACCTAAAGAGAAAGACGCATGGTACCGCTCACTCATCGTTGCAGTTAACATCTTACACGAGAACAAGTACCGAGGCCTGACCGAAGGTGCAACTCACTACCACACCGATTACGTCAACCCGCATTGGAATAAGACTATGTACTTCATAGGACGTATCGGTGACCACCTATTTTATTTGGAGACACGATGATATTAGAATGTTTGATGTGCGTTGCATTGGAGCAACCACCTAAGTTTGATCAACCGACGGAAACGCAGAGAGTCGTCCGTGAGATGTTTTCAAAACATTACGGTAAACCAAAGAAAACGATCACCCACAGACGCGTGGTCATTAACGTCGATCGACGTACAAATTTTGTCATATCTAGGAAACGTGATCGATTCTTTACTGTTGTACATTACTTCAGTTTGTGATATAATAGGAGCATATTATGAGTGAGTTAGACGTTATCTTAGGAATCCTCGCATCGTTTGGTGTGGCCATCGGTCTGGTGGTGGTTCCTGTACTCGTACTCAAGGGATGGGACCGTTACGTTAGACGTAAAGGCATTAGTGTAAACTCAGGCGCGAAGTTTGGATGAGTATCGGAGACGCATTTCCAAAAGGTTTCTACGGAGATGATGTATACGACGAAAGTAAAGTATACATACTATTCGACAAGATAGGTGGGCTCATCGCAGTCTACCGATCCGCACAACGTGCAATCGATCGAGCTGCAAACGAGGTCTGTAAGGACCGACTATATAGCAGTGTACATGTAGACGCATACGACTATGTGATCTACGTGCAGGGTGACTTGGGGGAGGTCACCATAATAGTAGAAGATGTAAATTAGTTGTTGACACTCACATGATGTATCGCGTATAATACGCGCAAGTTAAATGGAACTTTGTTATGAAAAAACGAAACTACTCACCAGAAGACGTGCGTCGTCTTCAAGGAACGGTGCAGATCGATCATACCCTCGCGAAGATGGGCGCAAAGAAACTGCGACAACTCTTCGAGGATCACGAATACATTAATACCTTTGGAGCTTACAATGGACAACAGGCAGTCCAACACGTCAAGGCCGGACTCAAGGCCATCTATCTCTCAGGGTGGCAAGTTGCCGCGTCTGCGAACTCTCACAATGAGGTTTACCCAGATCAGTCTTTGTACGCTGTTGATAGCGTCCCTAACGTTGTCCGCAGTATCAATAATGCCTTCCGACGACAAGACCAAATCGAATATCTTGAGTCTGGAGAAGGATTTGAATTTGCACCTATTATTGCCGATGCTGAGGCAGGATTCGGGGGTGTTCTAAATGCGTATGAACTTGCAAGAAATCTTATCGAGGCAGGTGCTGCCGCTGTTCACTTCGAAGACCAAGTGGCTGCCGAGAAGAAGTGCGGACACCTTGGAGGAAAGGTTCTTATCCCTACTAGTCAGGCTATACGCAATCTTAACGCCGCTCGCCTTGCTAGTGACGTTGCTGGCACCGATACTGTTGTTATCGCTCGCACTGACGCCGAGTCTGCGAAACTAATCTCTAGTAACATCTCAGACATCGATAAACCATTCATTAGGAGATCTGCGCAAGGTAGTGCAGGCTCTATTCAACATCGTACACAGGAAGGATTCTATCAACTACAAGAGGGTAGGGGGTTAGAGTTCGGTTGTGTGCGCGGTCAGGCCTACGCAGAATACGCGGACCTTGTTTGGTGTGAAACATCAACACCAGACCTGAAGGATGCGAAACGTTTTGCGGATGCGGTCAAAGGTGCAGTTCCAGACGCGATGCTCGCGTACAACTGTTCACCATCATTCAACTGGCGCAAGTCAATACCAGGCGATCAAGAACTAAAAGAGTTCCAGAGAGAACTAGGTCGTATGGGATTCAAGTTCCAGTTTATTACTCTGGCGGGGTTTCACCAGACTAACTATGCAGTCTTTGATTTCGCGAACCGATACAAAGATGAGGGGATGTATGCTTACAGTTTATTACAGGAGGCAGAGTTCGATGCAGAAGAACGTGGATACACAGGAGCCAAGCACCAGAGAGAAGTTGGTGTCGGTTATTTCGACGCCATTACTACGACTTTGGGATCTACTTCAACCGCGGCAATGTCTGGTTCGACCGAAGAGGAGCAGTTCTGAGGCAACCCCAAACAAATGTGTTTGGGATTTAGAAAATGAAGGATAGGAGACAATTATGTCTAATGAAAGTTTTGTGGTACAAAATGGTCTGGATGTCACTGGTGACGCAGACGTTACGGGGACTGTAACTGCGAATGCATTCGTAGGTGACGGTTCGGGTCTTACTGGTATTTCTGGTGCAACTACTGTATCTGGTACTGTGGATGGTCACTTGATCCCAGATACTAATGCGGCATATGATTTAGGTAATGCGGAATATAAGTTCCGTCACTTGTATTTGTCTAACAACTCTCTGTACGCAGAAAGCGGCAGACTGTCGTTTGCAGGTGGTCAGCTGACTTTCCGTGACGACCCAGTTCTTATGTTGTCTGACGTACAACGCATTGCGGCTGAGTCAAACACGTTCGAAGAGTTTAAGAACGCATTGAGTGCATTGTAATGAATATCGCCGAGTCACCTATTTCTAAAACAGGTAATACTGACTGGGACAAAACATTCAATGAGTGTTTTTGGGAAAACATGAGACAAGTGATGTGGAGTCACTCATGTATGTTCAACGGACAACACTACGTCGCAAAGGGTTACGAATGTAACTGGTGTGGGTGTAAGGAAGAAGATGAACCGAAACCGGACTACGTTGAAGTTGTAGGTGACATCGGTCGCACTCCATCAGCTGTGGATGATGCCGCAGATGTGATGAGTGGGTACAAGCGTTTTAAAAGGATTGAATAATGCCAGTCAAATATAAAAGGAGTAATGTCTCTAAGAGTCGCAAAGCGAAGACTCCAACAAAACATTTTTACATGCATCAACTAGACAACACTCAACTCTGGGCTGAGTTCGATGCATGTCGTGAACCTAAGTATCAGAACAAGATGCGTAACGAACTATACAAGCGTGGATTCCGACACGAGGATTTCGTCGCACGTGGGTGAGTTTGGTTTACTTGCAGTATTTTTGTGTCCTATGGTCTTTGGTGGTATTACCATGTATTACTCACACAAGGCCATACACAAAGCAACCTTAGATAGGTGGGGGATAAATGAAGTTCAAGATAATCTACAGGAGCGAGACTGAATCCATTTTTCCGTGGAAGTCTCGTTATAGAGGTGTTGTACTTTGGCCTTATGTCATCATGCGACCAAAGAAATACGAGACCGGACAGATTGCGCAATCAGAGATGATGAATCGTCGTTCGTTGGTTAAGTTGTATCGTCATGAACTGCAACACGTGTATCAGATAAAACAAAGGGGTGTCATCTTATTTTACTTACGATACGTCCTTCTCAGTTTGGTAAAGGGGTATCAGAATCATCCCGATGAAATTGAGGCGAGACAGTACGAGAACGAGAAGTTGACCCCTATTGAAGAGAAGTGGCTCCACGAAGGGGTCATCAACCTACGCGATCTGGACGACTGAACAGACGTTCGTCTTGTTGTCTACCTGAACGCGGATACGCGAATCTTTGTTGATTCGTCTACCTTGGTTCTTCACTACGACTTTCGAGTCGGGTGAAAGTTTTAGATTACAGTCGGTGTAAACCTTGACAGAGTCATGTGACTGTGATATAATTTGCACACTGTTTGACGATATAAGTATCTGATCGTCTTTGCAGATTGTGACTGAGTTTGCAAGTGCAGCTGGTGCGAATATAGATAACACCAGTAGAGTTAGATGTTTCATTTGCTTTCTCCTATCGTCATCTCGACGATTTTTGTTGCCTCACGGCAGTAAATAGTATGACAGTTTTGTTACTGCTATATTATATATACGTTACATTAGTTTTGGCGAGTAGTTCAGTTGGTAGAACGCGTGACTGTTAATCACGTTGTCGCAGGTTCGAGCCCTGCCTCGCCAGCCATTTGCGAGAGTGGTGGAATTGGTAGACACGCTGGTTTTAGGTACCAGTGCCGCAAGGCGTGAGAGTTCGAGTCTCTCCTTTCGCACCACATTATGATCAAGTGAGTTGAGTTATGCCTAAACAAGGACGCGGTGACCCGATGGTGAGAGCAGACGGTCGCAACAAACCAGACCGTGAGTGGTACCCCGAAGATTTCGATTGGTACCTGAAGTGGGTCGCATCATTTTTTATACTTGCATCCCTTGCTATGCGTTCCGCAGGGCCGGACTACCGAATGTATGATTTGGTGATCGGGTTCATCGGAATCATCTTGTGGACGTGGGTATCCGTCATCTGGAAAGACCGTGCGTTGATCATGTTGAACGCGGTATCTGGATTCATGATTTTGACTACTATATTGAGGGAGTGGTAATGAAAAACGTTAAGGATCTGCGAGCTGATGGCTACGTGACTGAGGATGAGATCCCTAAGTTTAGTCTTGATGTTACAGGCATCAACTACAAGTTTAATGAGGACAAGTTGATCGCAGAATTTGCGAAATATATTGACTCTACATATAATCAACACTACGCCAAAGAAAAATTTCAGGCGACCGAATTCATCATTGATGGGGGACATGGTACAGGTTTCTGTATCGGTAATGTTTTAAAATACGCACAACGTTACGGCAAGAAGGGGACCCGTGACGATGCGCGAAAGGACTTACTAAAGGTACTTCATTATGCGCTTATTCAGCTACACGTTCACGATAGCGATTAGTCTATTCATCACCGGATGCGCATCATCTGGTGTCACCAATGCGTACCGTTACGGTACGGACAACTATAAGTTCCTAGAAAAGGAATACGAGAACTTGCATCCACAAGTTCACTTTGTTTTACTCAAAAACGAAGCCGAGTTCAATGCAGCCAGACGAAAGAATCTGGGAGTAGAATGGGATTCAGTGAGTGCGTTTACTCTCTGGATACCTGAGACCGGCGAGTGCACCGTGTTTATAAAGGATCCCGAGTGGCAGTGGGAACCTGAGTTGCTTGGACACGAAGTTGCACACTGTATATGGGGGAGATACCATAGGGGCAAAGAAGGCCTCAAACCATATTAGGAGCGGTAGTTCAGTTGGTTAGAATA